TGTGCATGGAAGTGAACGACGCAGGGGGTGATGCCCTTACGAGTTATAAGGTAACGACGGGTGCGACCACGGGTTGGTCCACTGGTGGTTCCTTCTCAGACAATTCCAAGTACAAAATTGCCAACCACGCAGGGGACCTCAACACGAACACCCGTCTCGTCATCGATAACGTGGGTAATGTGGGCATCAACGTGGACGCGCCTTCCTACAAATTACATGTCGACGGTGACGTGGGCATTGGAAACAAATTGGTATTCAAAGGTGTCACCGCGGGTTCGGACTCGAGCGACCAGTCGTTCATTCAGGAGAAGGCCTACGGTACGGAGGGGCGCACGGAGTTGGTATTGTTCAAGACGGACAACGCCGCCGCGTCCACCGGGCCCGACCAGATTAGACACATCGCCGCCAGACACGTATTCAACGTGTACAACCCCTCCGAGTTACCCATCGACAGCGATGACATCGATGGCATATTAGAAGACACCGCGGACATCGATAGCATCAATTACGTATCGAAACCCGTCCTTAGCGTTGAAAAAGAGCGACGCGTCCTCATCAACTCCACCGAAGACGACTTGGCCACCGACACGCGTTTGTACGTCGAGGGGAACATTAAAATCACCGAGAATCGTTTCTTAGACCTCGGGAAGATGCACGTCCTCACGGAAACCTCGTCGGGAAGGAACGTGTTGCAAACGCTCGAACAGAGTGACCTCTCGGTGCGTTTCGGGGAAACGGGGGATTTCGAACGCGTTCGTTTTTCCAACGATGGGACGAATCTCATCAACGCGGGGAGCTCCGCGGTCACGCCCACCCACGCGTTGCACATTTACGACGACACGGAGAACGACGTGACTCTACTCAACTTGCAATCCCCGCCTGGGGAGAGTGAGTCGAAGTACGCGGCGATGCAGGTGACCACGGACACGGGTTTCGGTGGTTTCCTCAGGGCTCAAAAGGGTGCGACCTCTAACAGCGTCGTTCTCGGTTACTTGAACAATGGTACGCAGGTCGATGGCATCTACGTGGGTGAAGACGGCCGCGTCGGTGTGGGTACGTCCAAACCGGACGCGTCTATCCACGTCTACGATAGCAACATATTGGTGCAAAACAGCACGGCGAACGCCCTCGTGGAATTTAAAACGTCAGGGGGTACGTCGAACATTTACATGAACTCCATCGACAACGATATGTACGTGCACCCTGCGGGTGGCAACGTGGTCGTGCAGGGTTCGCTCACGGTCGAAAAAGATATCGCCTTCGGTGGGCGCATTGAATTCGGAGACGCCGTGGGTATCAACATCGCATCACCGACAGCAAATTTACACGTCAATGGTGGCACCATCATTAACTCGGACCAGGTCTCGAAGAAAACCTACAGTACCACGTTCAGTGTCTTAGACACCGAGGGGAAGAATATCATCTTGACCTTCGGCAATGGTGCGTTCTACGCGAAGATTACCGCCATTCTGCGATACGCGTCGGACGGGCGATACATGAGCACGATGGTTCTCGAGGCACAGGGTGGCAACACGGACAATCAAACGACGTCTGACATCGGCATCGCCGTAGGTACGAAGAACATATTCTCTGGAACGAATCCGTATCCGTGGAGCGACGTGGTCTCGGTGACGCCGACGACGATACAGGTGGTACCATACAACACGGCACCTCTCGGTGGCCTGGCGCAGACGGCGTATTACTATGACTTTTTCATCGAACTCACAACATCTAGAGGTGGTCGTCTCGTGAACGTCAAGGCGAACACTGCGACGAAAGTGTCGTACAACTATTAAACTTTTCCACGGGGGATGCCCATGGGAGAGTTTATTTAATTACATACCATCTAACAACGCCAAAACGATAACTCCGACGATGAAGAAAAGAATGACGTAATTGCATTCCGTTTCCTCCATCATGGGAACACGTTCTGGGACTTTCGCCTTTTGAGGGGGGCGCGTCGGCTTCGGGACCACCACCTCCTCTTCAATGGGGCACATGCTCAATGCCATCATCCTCCTGTGTTATATTATCTAAAGATTTATTTCTGTCTTCTTCTTCCTTCCTCGACGTTTCGGGGCGGGTTTTTCCTGAACATCCACCTCCTTGATGTCCGAGTCTTCGCCTTCGTCCACCCCTTCCTCTGCTGTGACGATGTCCGAGATGTCGTCCGCGATGTCGGGTTCTTCGCGAAGCACCTGCGGTGGTTCAATGTTGCTGCTCATCGGCGGTGGTGGTGGCATCATGACGTTCCCCATCAGACTCGCGATGTCGATGCCTGGGCCCTGCATCTCGTACGCACCATCGGTGGAAGGTGGCGGTGGTGCAGGCTGCTGACGCGGCATGGCGTTTTGCACCGCACTCACCATGCTTTGCTGAAGACCTGGGTTTTGCTTCAACACGTCCTGTAAATTCGGAATCGCTGCCTTGAACATGCTGTTGGTCAAGTGGAACATCATCGCGGAGCCACCGACCATCATGACGAGCTTGAGCTCCGGGGCGACTTGCATCTTTTGGCCGTACTTGACGTGCAACTCTTCGAACACGCCATCGTAGTCGTCCAAGTTTTCCATGATGCTCTCGGACCACCCGTCCAACGAGAGTTCGAATGGGTTGTACTTTTTGTTCGCCCACTCCAAACCAGTGACGGTCGCCATGAGCGCCTTTCGAGAAAACTTGATGCTCTGGTCGACGTCGATGGTGTAGGTCACGCGTTTGTACTCCGTGCGCAAATCCTCGATGGGGCTGTACGCGTTGAGTCTCTTGTTGACGTTGAACCCTTTTCGCTCGAGACGTGCGAGCTTGTTCAGGATGTCCAACTTCTCGGCATCGATGGAGTCGTATCCAGTGGATGGCTTTTCCTGTGGCTGATATTGCGGTTCAGGCGGGCCCTCGTCGTAGTCGACGTCGTAGTCCACCTCCTCGTCGTCGTCGTCGTCCTGCATGCCGTGCATGGGCGGCGGTGGGGCGCTCTGCTTGTTCGGGTTCACGAACGCATCGATTTCTTCCTGGTGTTCCATCGCAGGCCGCGCACGCGGGCGGTCGTAGGGGTATGGTTTGGGTCTCGGGACCCGTCGCGGCTGGGGTGCGGAGATTTGAATCTCGTCCATGAGTCGTTGTTCGCTGTCATCGAGTTTCATGACATTAGTTTCACCTCTGTCCAGCACAATTTCTCCTTCCATCTAATGTATTACCTTAAAAGTAATTGATTCCTTTAACGCACTTTATTTTCTCAATGTACTATATAATGTTTAACCTCAACAAGACCAACCGACGCGCCCTCACGGCGATCGCCGTCCTCATCGTTCTCGTCTTCATCGCCATGACCATGCGCAGTTCGTACGAACCGATGCCGCTCGTCATCAAGGCGAAGAACGAGCAAAGCCTCTTCAACCTCCCGCAAGACGTCAAGTGCGTCGCGGGTTCTGGTATGGAAGGTGAGAGCACCTACTCCACGCGCACTGGGGGTGGCCTGTGCGGCGCCGAAAAGTTGGTGCGCGAACAAGCTGACTACGAAATTATCTAAACGTAAAGTAATATAAGAGATGGCTCTGGTGACTTCGGACACGACGATTCCCGACCTCGCCTACGAGTATCACACCATCACCTTGGACAGCGTGGGTCAGGACAGCGCCAACACGTTCACCGCGCACTTGCAAAACCCCCTGCGCAACGTCGTGCAAGCGCGTCTCCTGGCCGCGCACGTGCACTCTAACTTACAAACCGAACACATGTACCTGTCCATCGATGAGTTGGACACGCACTTCAACGACCGCGCCGCCATTCCCGGCACGTCGAACGAGCACACCGGACAGGGGAACATTTCCATCGTGCGCAGTGCCTTCGGAAGCATCATCACCGAGGGTGCTACCCACGGGGCTACTGACGGAAATCAACTCATCACATTTAAGGACAACTACCCGATTGCTGTCCAGTACATCGACCCAATTCGTCGAATCGATAAACTCACCGTTCGCGTACTGGACCAAAACGGCAACACCATAAAAAATTCTTCCACGGGTGGTGATAATTTCTTCGTCCTCCGTTTCGTGTGCAGAAGACCGAATCTTTAATTTTTCTCAAGGTAAGATAAAGTACGATGTCCGCGGGCATCACGCAACTCGTGTGCCTGGGCGCTCAAGATGAATGGATCTCGAGCGAACCAGAAATGAGTCATTTTTCAGCAACGTACCGGCGACACACGCCGTTCGCGCAATCCATCGAGAAGCAATACATCCAGGGAGCCGTGCGTTCGAATTCTTACTCGTCCATCACCCTCGGAAAGAATGGAGACATGTTGGGATACACGTTTTTCACGGTGGACGACGGCACGAAGTCGCTCGAAATTTCCGATTGGACCCAACTCATCGATAGCGTGGAACTCGTCGTCGGTGGACAAATCATCGACAGGCAGACGTCCGTGTTCTCTCAAAACGTCGCCCTCGATATGTTGGCCAAGAACACCACGAAGAGCGCACTCGGTCCGGGTGGTCGCACGTCGTGGTTCTATCCACTGCGTTTCTTCTTTTGCGAAGCCGTAGAGAGCGCGCTTCCGGTGTGCGCCATGGCCTATCAAGACATCGAGTTGCGTATTCAGTGGGGACCACTCGCTGGGAACTACACGTGGGAGTGCTACAGCAATTATTATTTCCTCGGTGAGAACGAACGGGCACAAATCGCCGACCAGACGATTAACATGCTCATCTATCAAATTCAAGAGTGCGAACCATCGCGCGAACTCACGCAAGAGCTCACTTTCAATCACCCCGTGAAATTCATCGCCAGCGCGAATACGCTCACCGACAGCGTCCTCACCACGGCATCGAATCGCATCAAACTCTCCGTGAACGGCGTCGAACTCTTCCCATTCAAATGGGCCAGACCACACTTTTTGGATGTCAGCGCCTACTATCACACCTTTTCCGTGACGTCCCCGGATGTCTTCATGCACAGCTTTGGGAACAACACGGCTTCGTTACAACCCACGGGGACGCTGAACTTCTCGAGGGTGTCCTCTTTTAAGATTCACTCCGAAAGTCAGAACCTCATCGATAAAATTTATGCATGTTCATATAACATTTTGACCATACAAAATGGCATCGGTGCTCTTCGATATGCAAATTAAAATACTAGGTAATATCAAATGGTGAAGAACCTTAATACCGTGGAACGCGGGGAGAAAGTTCGCATTGGTAAGTTGCAGCCGAGCACTCAGGCTGGAAACACCATCATAGTGAACGCTTCGGACACCATTGTACAGGCGCCACATTCGGGGATTTTCGTGTCCCCTGTGAGATATGACACCGCGTCGACAACGAACGTGCTCGCGTACAACTCCGCGACGCATGAAATCGTCACGACGCAGGTCGTCGCCACGGATAAAAATCTGCAGTACGTGTCCGAGACCGGGAACAGCACGACGGAGGTGCTCCAATTCCTAGGTGGCGCAGTGTTCAGCAATCTCACGGGGCTCGGCGGCAACGTCTACGTCGACGACACGGGAACCACAGGCAACGTCATCTACGCCAGGGGCAACGTCGTCATCGATGGTAATTTGACAGCCTACGGGGAAACCACTTTCATCTCTTCCAAAAATATTTCCATCACGGACCCAATCATCGAGTTGGGTCAGAATAACGTCAACGACGCACTGAGCTACGACCTCGGTCTCCTTCTCAAGAGACCCGGGGAAAACGTGGGCGTCGTCTACGTGGAAGACAGGGATGAATTCGTGGTGACGTACACCTCGAACACGGCTGCGGACAGATTCATCGAGACGTCGGAAAATCTCATCACGATGAACGTCGTCGGGGACGTCTACGCGAACGCGTACTTCGGTGAGGGGCGCACTCTCACGGGTGTGGCGTTCAAAGAACACCTCGAAGACAACGTCGCGCGCATAGAGGTGTTGGAGACCGACGCGGCGTCCAACGCCCTGAGGGTGTCGAACTTGGAAACGCAAATGTCCTCCAATGGTATTAGAGTTGGGAACTTAGAATTAAATTTAGCATCGAATGCCCTTCGTGTGAGTTCACTCGAATACAATCTTTTGAATAATTCACAAAGAATTTCGACGCTGTACAGCTATCACGTCTCGAACGTCATTCGCATTGCAAACTTAGAGAGCAACTTGGCCGAAAACGTGTACGTGCGCATCAGCGACCTCGAGAGCAACCTTGTCGATAACAGCAACAGAATTAGTACACTGAGCTCGCGTCTGGCTGACAATAGTTTCAGAATTTCTGTGAACACCGCGAACATCGCGAACTTGCAAGTGACCTCGTCGAACAACTTTGCAAACATCGCGAAGTTGCAGACGGACGCCATCTCGAACGCGGTGCGCGTGAGCACTCTCGAGACCGACCTGTTGAGCAATGCCGTCATCCTCACCGACGTCGTGTCCAATCTCGCCGCGAACAGCGCGCGCATCAGTGCTCTCGAAGTCCTACCCGCTCAACTCGTGGACAACAGCGCGCGCATCAGTGCTCTCGAAGTGGACCCGTTCTTCCAAGGCATCATCACCGGGGACGGCGGAAACATATCCAACCTCACCCTTCAGTACATCTCAGACACGGGCAACACGACATCAAACACCCTCCACCTCACGGGAGACGTCTCCATGAAGACCGATGGTTTCTTAGGTGTTAACATCGAACCCCGATACGAGCTACACGTGGGGGGTGACGCCAACGTCACTGGGAATGTGTATTCACAATTTTTTGAAATCAATGGTTCGGCGAATAAAATTTATGGGAACACTCTCATCGAAGGGAACACGACGATTCAAGGAAATCTCGTGGTCCATGGGAGCACGTCCTATCTGTACTCCGAAAACGTGTTTATCAGAGACCCAATCATAGGCCTCGGCAACAACGGCCTCGCCGACACGGGCATCATCATCGCCGTGCAAAATCCCGCGAACGTCGTCTTCGGATACGACGCGAGCGCCACGGAGTTCATCGTCGCCCACAGCGCGAGTAGCGTCGATGGCGTGTCCTTGACCCCAGACCCCACCAATCCAATCAATTTCCACGTCTACGGCGACCTCGAGGCGAACGCGATCACCACCGTAGCGGACATGGTCGTCGGTGGCAATCTCGAAGTGCGAGGGAACACCACGTTCCTTCAAGTCGACAACCTGGCAGTGGACGATGCGATTATTAAAATTGCCGCGAACAACACTTTAAATACCATCGATTCCGGTGTGGTCATGCAAAGGGCGGAAGCCAACGTCGCAATGGTGTACCGGGGTGATGAAAATGAGTTAATGTTCGCGTACACGACCGATGACGCGTCCGGACTGGACATAACACCCCTGGCGACGAAACAAATGAACGTCCACGTCTACGGGGCGCTTTACGCCGACGAGAGCATCAACGTGAACAGCAACACCCACATAACACAAAGCGGTGCAGTCTACGCGAACGTGTACTACGGGGATGGTGGTCTGCTCTCCAACATCACGCAAACGCTGGAAGGCATCACAGCCATTGGAAACACCACACCCCACAACATCGTGTTCACGAACGCCACCGAAGGCATCAACGTCACCGCCAACGTCGTAGCTGGGGCGTATTACGGCGACGGCCAGTGGTTCAGCAACGTGGCGAACCTCGTGGTTCTCGACGAGTTCATCGCCGCTAACTTGGCCGTCACGCGTGAATACATTCGTTCCAATGTGGAAATCCTCAACGATAACATCGCATCAAATCTCACCTCGGCAAAAGTGTACACCAACGACATCGTCGCGTCAAACCTGGAAGAGGTGCGAACCTACATGACCGCCAACGTGGAGATTCTCAACGACAACATCGCATCAAACTTGGAAGAGGTCCGAACCTACATGACCGCTAACGTGGAGATTCTGAACGATAACATCGCGTCAAACCTGGAGGAGGTCCGAAACTACATGACAGCAAATGTTGAAATCCTTAACGATAACATCGCATCAAATCTCACCGCGGCAAAGGTCTACACAAACGATATCGTCGCATCCAATTTGGAAGAAGTCCGAACCTACATGACTGCCAACGTGGAGATTCTCAACGATAACATCGCGTCGAACCTGGAAGAGGTGCGAACCTACATGACGGCAAATGTGGAGATTCTGAACGATAACATCGCCTCAAATCTCACCGCGGCAAAGGTGTACACTAACGACATCGTCGCCTCAAACCTGGAAGAGGTGCGAACCTACATGACCGCCAACGTGGAGATTCTCAACGATAACATCGCCTCAAATCTCACCGCGGCAAAGGTGTACACTAACGACATCGTCGCGTCAAACCTGGAAGAGGTGAGAACATACATGACGGCCAACGTGGAGATTCTCAACGATAACATCGCCTCAAACCTGGAAGAGGTGCGAAACTACATGACAGCCAACGTGGAGATTCTCAATGACAACATCGCATCGAATCTCACCGCGGCAAAGGTGTACACCAACGACATCGTCGCGTCAAATTTGGAAGAGGTGAGAACATACATGACTGCCAATGTGGAGATTCTCAACGATAACATCGCGTCCAACTTGGAGGAGGTCCGCAACTACATGACGGCCAATGTTGAAATCCTCAACGATAACATCGCGTCCAACTTGGCGGAGGTCCGAACATACATGACTGCTAACGTGGAGATTCTGAACGACAACATCGCGTCGAACTTGGAAGAGGTGCGAACCTACATGACGGCCAACGTGGAGATTCTGAACGACAACATCGCGTCGAACTTGGAAGAGGCGAGAACCTACATGACGGCCAATGTTGAAATCCTCAACGACAACATCGCATCGAATCTCACCGCGGCAAAGGTGTACACGAACGACATCGTCGCATCAAACTTGGAAGAGGTTCGAAACTACATGACAGCTAATGTGGAGATTCTCAACGATAACATCGCATCAAACTTGGAGGAGGTCCGCAACTACATGACGGCAAATGTGGAGATTCTGAATGATAACATCGCATCAAACTTGGAAGAGGTGCGAACCTACATGACCGCTAACGTGGAGATTCTGAACGATAACATCGCGTCGAACTTGGAAGAGGTGAGAACCTACATGACGGCCAACGTCCAAATACTCAACGATTACATCGCCTTGAAATCAAACATATTGGACCCCCTCTTCACGTCCAACATAACCGTGGCATCCAACGTGACGACGAACGAGCTCGCCGTGTCCACGTTAACCGCGGGACGCGTGCCTTACGTGGGTACGGATAATTTCCTCGTGGACCACGACCACCTCACGTTCACTCAAGGCTCGCCGAGTTTACTTTCGGTGGGTGGGGACGTCAACGTCTCCGGAAATCTCTTCGTGCATGGGAGTACAACATTTTTACACACGACGAACACGATAATCAATGATGCTCTCATAGAGCTGGCAAACAATAACACGAGCGACACGCTTGACATGGGTTTCATCATGACTCGACCATCCTCGAACGTCGGTTTAGGTTTCAGAGGAGACGAGGCGGAGTTTATGATTGGACACACCTTGAGCGACCCTTCCGGAGCCGACATCGTCCCAGACACTGGCAACGCGATGGCCGTGCACGTCTATGGGAGCATGAACGTCGATGCAAACATGGAAGTGGGGACCTCCAACCTTTTCGTGAACACGACGACGGGGCAAGTTGGCATCAATACAGATTCACCCTACTCCGGTGAAACTCTCGAAGTCGTCGGGAGTACTCGCATCACATCCACCGAGTCTGGTTCAGATGGCGGTCCAGACCTCACGCTCTGGAGAGACAGAGTTGGGGCCGATGGCGACTACCTCGGTCGCATCTTTTTCAGTGGTAAAGCGGATTCAGGTTCTGGACAGAAAAACTACGCTGTCATACGCGGTAAGATTGATGATGCCTCGCTCTCTTCGGAAGATGGTCTCATTGAATACGCCGTCCAGCGTGATTCAACACTTACCATTGTGAGCCGTCTCACGTCGTCTGACTTGGAACTTCTCGACGGGACGGGTCTCACCGTGGCAGGTGATGTGGCCGTGAACACTGACACACTTTTTGTGGATGTGAGCACTGACAGAGTTGGTATCAATACCACCACACCAGAGTTTGCCCTAGATGTTCGCGGAGACGCCAACGTGTCTACTATGAATGTATACACTATTCAAGGGTTGCAAACGTTGGCATTCAATTCCGACAACACAACGACCCCGCCTTTACAACTCACGGCAGGGAGCTTGAACGATGGTATCGGCGCCATTCGCATCGACTCCGTGGAACCAGATATCTTCCTGAATGACACAAATGGTGGGTTTTCCACGATCACTTTTGCAAACGATGACACATCATACGCAGCCTTTGGAAGAAATAGTTCAAACAATTTTTACATTACGTTGAGAGACCCCAACTACAACGGCGGCGACTGGAGAGATACCACACTTGTGGCGAATAGCATGACTGGGCACATCACCATGGGATACAAACTCGGTGTCGCGACAACGAAGTTCACGGGTTCCAATGTCTTGGAAATTGGTGGCACGGCCAATGCGGCGGCGTACTACGGCGACGGGGGCTTCCTCTCCAACGTCACCCTGCAGAGAGTCACGACGTTGGGGAACACGACGACTCAAGTAGCGTCTCTGTTGAACACGCATACTGCGCTCACAACAGACCTCACTTCAAATGTCGGGGTGAAACTGAACCAGTTGGCCAATGTCGTGATAGACGCGGACCTCACCGCGGATCAGCGTCTCATCTACAATGGAACAAACTGGGTCAACGATTTCAACGATAACAACTTCATCCGAGTCATCAACAAAACGGGTGTTGACATTGCAAAGGGGAACACACTCTACATTGTGGATAGCCACAACAATAACGTAGCAAACGTCGCCCTTGCGAAATCAGATGACCCATCGACGATGCCATGCATTGGCGTGGCCGCGGGTCGGATTAATAACGGGTCGGAAGGTTTGGCGGTGACCTATGGTAAAGTATCGGGTGTGAACACACTTGGATTTTCAAAGGGTCAAACCGTGTACGTGTCGAATAGTGTACCGGGTGGTATCATGGCTTCTAAACCTTTTGACATCTTGAACGATGTGGACCAAATTCAAAACTTGGGTATCGTCGTAAACGAAAATTCAGAGAACCATGGTATCATTTTCGTCACAGGTATCGGTCGTTCGAATGATATTCCCAACGCGAACATCGTTACACAAAATTCACAACTCAACTACGTCTACGTGAATGAAACAAACAATGACATGCTCAAGATTGACCCAACAAATCTATTGACAAAATTACAAACTCTTCAACAAGTGACAGACACCGGGGCCACGACGACGCAACAAGTTGATTTCACGAACACGGGTACGTGGAGTCTCACGGCGTCCGGGAACGTCTACGTCGCCTCAAATGTGACCGCGCTCGAGTACTACGGCGATGGCACCAAACTCACGGGGGTGGCACTCAAAACTGACCTCACCGATAACGCGGCGCGCATAGGGGTCCTCGAAGCCAACGTGGTGGACCTCTGGGACAACGTGTACTCCAACGCGACAATCCTCACAGGGGCTGTGTCAAACATCAGCGTCCTTCAAGCCAACGTGGTGGACCTCTGGGACAACGTCGTGTCGAATGCGTCGACCCTTGCGACCTTGGTTACGGACCACGGGGACAACGTCGCGCGCATAGAAGTCCTCGAAGCTAACGTCGTGGACCTATGGGACAATGTCCAGTCGAACGCCGCGACCCTTGCGACCC